AAATCACAAGCTGATCTTGATAATCTTTTAAAAAGTAGAATCAATAAAGCTATTAAGAAAACTAGAGAAGAACTTGAAGCTGAAAAGAAAAAAGAAAGTTTAAGTGAGCTTGAAAGACTTAAATTAGAAAAAGAAGAAAGTGACCAAAAATTGATTGAAGCAACAAACAGATCAAATCAGTTTTTAATTCAATCAAAAGTTGTTAGTATTGCAAGTAAATTAAAAATTAGAGATCCCGAAGCTGCTTATATTTTAATGAACAAAGATGATGTTTCCATTGATGACAATGGAAAGGTTATGGGAATCGAAAATTCATTGAAAGCATTAATTAAAGAAAAACCTTATTTATTAGATTCTGGCAATGATAGTAATAATCAAGACCCTCAATCGGGTGGAGACGATCAAAATGCTGGATCAAATAAGCCATCTGGAAATAGTGTAGATATGAATTATTTGATAAGAAGAAAAGCTGGATATGTTGATTAGTTGATTAAGTAGTTTTAGGGATATAAGGAGGAAGTTTCATGGCTACCTATATTCCAAGAGCTGGTGTTGAAGCTCTTATGCCTGAAGATGTACAACGTGAAATAGTTCAAAGTGTTCCCGAAAATTCTGCGGTTATGACATATGCAAGAAGAGGTCCAAATATGTCAAGAGCCCAAAGAAGGATTCCTTGTTTATCAGTTTTACCAACCGCATATTTTTCAAATCCGGGTCCATCAACTAAAACAGAAGATGAGCAATGGAAAAGATTATCTAAATTAATGTGGGAAAATAAATACATTGATGCAGAGGAATTAAACGTCATTGTTCCAATTCCAATGGCAGTTTTAGACGATGCTGACTATGATATTTGGGCAGAAAGTAAACCTAAATTAATAGAAGCTTTCGGAATTGCTTTTGATCAAGCTGTATTCTATGGGATTAATGCTCCTCAAATATGGCCCGATAACATTGTTGCGGCTGCTACCGCTGCTGGAAATTTTGTACCTAAAGGAAGTATCATAAGTCCAAATACAAATAAAAGCGATATATATGAAGATATAATGGGCGATGGTGGTTTAATAGCAAAAGTTGAAGAAGATGGATTCATGGTTGATGGTCATGTATGCAGTATGACAATGAGATCAAAATTTAGATCATTAAGAGCCACAGATGGAATACCAATCTTTAAATCGTTAAATAAAGAAGGTGTGCAAGGTAGTTCTACTTATTATCTTGATGGTGAGCCTTGCGTATTTCCTAGAAATGGAGCTATAATTCCAAATAGGTCATTAATGATTTCTGGCGAATGGAAACAATTAATGTATGCGATTAGAAAAGATATCATGTGGACAATTTTGACGGAAGCAGTTATTCAAGACCCTACCACAAAAGAAATCGTATTTAATTTAGCCCAACAAAACATGATTGCGTTAAGAGCTTCTATGAGATTAGGATGGCAAGTACCAAATCCTATAAATCGTCTTAACGAAATTGAAGAAACAAGATATCCATTTTCTGTATATGGTGAAGCCGTAAGTTAAGTTAGGAAGTGATAAAAATTTTTAAATCAAATGTTGAATTTATTAAAGAAAGGTATTATAAAGGGAAATTATATAAAATAGGTGATGTGGTTAAAATGGATCAAAGTGATGCAACCGCATATTTAAATCAAAATGCAGTAAAATATCATGTTAAAACAGCTGAAAAAATTCCATTAAAAAATAAATCCTACAAAGAATTACAAGATATTTGTAAGAATAATAATCTCCCTGCGGTTGGCAAAAAAGAAGATTTAATTACTTCTTTAAATGAAAAAGGAATTAATTAATGAGGTGATTTAATGCCTTATACTGTAAATAATTATCCTGATAGAATTAAAGCATTACCAGCACAAGCGAAAAAAATTTGGATAGCTGCTTTTAATAATGCCTTCAAAGAATACAGTGGTAATGAAAAAAGAGCGAACCAAACAGCTTGGGCGGCAGTTGAAAAAGCTGGATATAAGAAAGACAATACTGGACAGTGGAAGAGGTGGGCATAATGGCATATATTACAAGTTCAGAATATGCAACACTAACAGGACGCGACTCGTCCGAAGCAACAACAATAAGGATAAAGCTTGCCTCAAAGCTGTTAGATGATAGAATAGGAAATTATGGAATTTATAAAAGTGGATATAAGATTGATACAAGTAAATCGACTTGGTATGTATCACCTTGTTTGTTATCTGATGATTATAATTATGTTAATGTTTCTAATACGAATTATAAAATAGAAGTTACCATAGGACAAAAAGAAGCTATACAATTATGGATAGCTTCAATGATAACCGAATTATTTAATAGTAATAATACTCCAAATTCACAAGATAACTTAAGACTAGGTCGATTTAGTGTTTCAAAATCAAAAAATTCAACAGGATCAAAACTTCCCGAGTCAATGGGTTATGTTGATTCAATTTTAATTTCATCTGGAATAATTGAGAAAAGAGTTGGTTTAAAATGAGTATAGCAGCTTTCAATAAAATGATGAATCATTCAATAACTTTAAAAAAAATACAACGAAATGCTGCGGGCGATTTTTCAGTTCTTTCAAGTGATGATTTAAAGGGCTTTGTTCAATATGGAAACAATCTTATAATTAATGAAAAAGGTGAAAAAATCTTATCAACTGCAATTGTATTTTTAAAAGATGATTGTGGAATTGATATAAATTATCCATATTGGCGAATTGATCAAACAAATCCACAAACAAGAACAGATATGGAAGTATTAAAAATTGATCCTATTGATCATCCATTACAAGCAGGAAAAACGCATCATTTTGAAGTCATGGTGAGGTGATATTATGGGTTGGAGTATTTGGAGAGGCAGTGAATTAACAAGAATAATGAATCAGGCAGCAAGAGCGGCAGTTTTTCAAACTTGTGATGCTGTAGTTCAAGCAGGAAAAGGAGAAGTACCATTGGATGAAGGAACACTAAGAAATACAGGAGTAGCAAAAATGTCTCCTGATGGGAAGCCTGCTGGCTGTGCTTGTTTTGGCGGTGGTCCTTCTACTGGATATCCTGTAATTCCTTACGCTGTTAGATGGCATGAAAAAAACGCAAATTTCCAACATGGTCGAAAAAGATTCTATTTAAGGGATCCATTTAATCGATTAGCGAAGAATAAACTTTTATCTAATCTTAGAAATGGAATAGGAGGAGCGTTATGATTGCCGATAATTTTATTGAGTGGCTTGAAGAAGAAGGATTCGGAGTTGTTGGAACTGATTTATTTGATAATTTTCAACCTTTAAGTCCTGATAACTGTGTAACTGCTTTTGATGTTAATGCTCCACAAATTGACGAGTCAAGCAGCTTATCAGTTGATCTATTTGGACTTCAAGTTATTACAAGAAATTCAAGCAAAGCGGCAGCCAAAGAACTTGCTTATAATATTCACAAATACTTTATGGGGTTTGGTGGTACTCCTCTAATATCTGGTGGTCCGATTGTTAGTGCTGTATTTATAGATCAGCCACCAGAAAATCTGGGGAAAGATGAAAAAAATCGAACAGAATACGCAGTTACTTATAATTGCCGAGTACAAAGTACAGGCAATAAGTATAGATTATAAGAAAGGAGGATTTTTATGCTATCAAATAAAGCTTTTAATATTTTTAAGAAAACTTTGAAAACCATTTTATTATCTCCTGTTTTGCCTATTCTAATGGCAAGTCCAGATAATGTTGAAGGTGAAGTAAAATTCGCTGGAACTGTCATTGAGGTAGATAGTCAAGTTGTAAGCAAAATAACTTCTTTTAATAGAAAAGTTTCGGTTTCTGAACAGGATATTACTGGATCAGAAGATATTGTCCCCGGAACAGATGTTTTACATCAAGTATTTACATCAATTGCAGTTTCGGAAACTGCGGATATTGAAGGAATAACTATCGAATCATCAACAAGTGGATTAGATGATGGACAAAGTGAATTAAAAGATGCAGTTGATCAAGGTAAAATTATAACATTAAAAAGTACTCGTAATACTGGGTATGGCTGGTCTTTAAGTGGCTTTTTTACTTCATATGAAGAAGGAGCAGATACAAGCGGAGTTTATACTTATAAGGGTA